CTATTAGGAAACATTCACCAAGTTGTAGATACTATAATGCTGGGTCATCTGAAGAGTTTGGGGATGTCTTATATTCTCCTCAATCAGAGCTTCACCCTATACGCCCAAGAAGCCCTTATGGTGTTTCAAAAGCTAGTGCTAGACACATGGTAAAAGTTTGGAGAGATTCTTATGATCTTTATGCTATCCAAGGTTGGTTATTTAATCATGAAGGTACTCGTCGTGGAGAAGAGTTTGTCACTCGTAAGATAACGAAGAATGTTGTTAGAATCAAGAATGAATATCATCTCGATTACTTTGAGCCTCTTGAATTAGGTAATATAGATTCCAAAAGGGATTGGAGTGATGCGGAAGATTTTGTCAAAGGTGTTTGGTTGATGCTAAACCAAGAAAAACCTAAAGAATATGTTCTTTCTTCTAATGAAACTCACACTATTAGAGAATTTGTCGCAGAAGCTTTTAACTTTGCTGGTTTCGCTATAGAGAAATGCGAGTGGATTGGCAAGGGGGTTGAAGAAAAATATGTCCATGATGACAAAGTCTTATTGCGTATCAACCCAGATTTCTATAGACCTGCAGAAGTTGAAGTGTTATGGGGGGATTCTTCAGATGCAAGGAGAGATCTAGGTTGGGAGCCTAAAAGTAGTTTTTTAGATTTAGTTAAAAAAATGGTTGACCATGATTTAGCGCATAGCTAGGCTGTGTTGTGAGCAAACCTAAACCTCTTAATAAGAGGGAGATAATTTTCCGATTAATAGAAGTCCCCGATAAGGGGAGAAGAGTTTTTTTCGCTAGGGAGATGAAGATGCTTAACGACTTATGTAGTCGTTATTCTCAGGAATTTATGTCCATTGTCTCCTTCGGTAAGAAGTTTGATTCACTAGCTTACCTAGTCAGTGATAAACTAAAAGGTACTCTAGACGAAAAGTTCAGAGCTTTTAATTTTAGAGTTGACTTATCAAAGTATAAGACCTATGATATAGGTGATAAAGTGGGACCAGACGGTGATGCGTCCCGTATCAAGAGAACCATAAAAGACTTTTTAAATGAGTGATAGCACAAACCCATCAGGAATCCTTAATAACTTTCTTAAGGCAAATAAGAGTGATCATTACAACTTTGAAGACACTATAGATTATAAAGTATCTAGTGGTTCACTTCAATTCGACATGCATCTGGGAGGAGGCTTTGGTCCTGGATTACATCGCTTCACAGGAATCAACGAGGGGGGTAAGACCTCAGAGTCTTTAGAGCTTATGAAGAACTTTTTGAAGACTATACCTAAAGCTAGAGGTGTCTATATTAAAGCTGAAGGTAGGTTGAGTCCAGAAATGCAGAAAAGGAGTGGTGTCAAATTTGTCGATCAAGATCAATGGGCAGAGGGGACTTGCTTTGTTTATGAAAGTAATATCTACGAATCAGCGATGAGTCTAATTAAGGAGCTTATCACAAACAATGATGACAAGAATCTTTATTGTTTTATTGTCGATTCTATCGATGGCTTAATCAGGAGAGATGACAACAGCAAGAGTTTTGACGATGCTAGCAAAGTCGCAGGTGGAGCCTTAATCGCATCAGATTTTTGTAAAAAGACTAGTGTAGCTTTAGGTAAGCGTGGTCACATGGCCATCTTCATCAGTCAGGTTAGAGCAGATATTAAAATCGACCCATACTCAAAAAGTCCAATTAGGCAAACTACCGCTACAGGGGGTAATGCGCTCTTACACTTTGCGAACAATATTCTAGAGTTTGAGCCTAGATTCAAAGGAGATTTGATTTTACAGAACCCTTCTATCAAGACCCCAGATGTCAAAAAGAATCCAATAATTGGTCATTTCGCTAAAGTGACAATTAAAAAATCTGCTAACGAAAAGACTAATACAACGATACCTTACCCAATTCGTTATGGTCGCACAGGAGGCACATCGATTTGGGTAGAAAAAGAAATTATAGACATGCTCTATGGGTGGGAGTTTGTCACTAAAGCTGGGGCTTGGTTAAAAGCTACAGATGATTTTATGGAGCTTCTAACTTCTAAAGGTTTTACTTTCCCAGAAAAGATCCAAGGTGAAGCTAAGCTGTTTAAGCATATTGAGGAAGACAAGGATCTTAGTGCATTTTTAATTGAGTATTTTAGAGAGCAGGTCGCAGCAGTTGAGGCATGAAGTTCTTTGATGTAAATGGCAAAGAGCGCAATCTAAAAAACGCAAAGAAGTATTTAATCGATTGGGGAAAGCCTAGCCGCAGCAAGTTTCAAACTACTGTAAAGAAATTCCTTTACGACTATTGGAAAAATGATATAGTCTTCGAAGAGTTTAGGGTTGTAGGTAGTAGGTTGTCTTTGGACTTTTATAATGCTAACAAGAAAATAGCTGTAGAGGTTCAAGGCGCTCAACATACAAAGTTCGTGAAATTTTTCCACAAGAATCGTTTTAAGTATGCAGAGCAGCTAAAAAGAGATATGCAAAAGTTTGATTTCTGTAAAGCTAACGAGATTAAACTGGCGGAGATCTACCCTAAAGACGAGATCCAAGCTTCAGTATTTAACGACCAAGATATCTATTTATGAATTTACCAGATGGTAGTGAAAACCCAGAGTTTTGTATCCCCATTGAAATGGTGGAAAAGATTTACGAATTGTCTGGCGGGGCTGATAAATATAAAGGGGTAATTATGGCAGTCTCTTCAGAAAATGGGAAACCTTTGGTTTATTGCAAATTTGATTGCAGTATGACAGAGTTTGCTTTAACAAAGGCTTTAGAGAATCATTTGGAGAGTCCTCCTAAAGAACTAATTGAAGAAGAGCTGTAGAGATGATATATAATTTCGAATTAGAAAAACAATTGCTAGCGGGTTTACTTAAAGAGCCTGAAAGCTTAGCTGAGATATCTAACTTTATTAGCATCTCAGATTTTTATTCTAAGCAGAGTTCTCTTCATTCTGCTATATTTCGTATTATACAACAAGCTATTGATGCTGGAGATGAGATAGATGAGATTATCGTAGCTCAAAGGGTTAATGATTTAGGATTATCTTTTGAAGACAATTTGAAGCCTTCTGATTATATCAAGTCTTTATCTCTTAGAAAAGTCCCGAAGGGAAACATCTTAAAAACAGCTAAGGAATTAAAGAAGTATTCCATTCGTAGAGAGATCCTTGAGTCTTCTCAAGAGATAGCAAAGAAGATGAAGAACATAGCTCCAGAATCCTCTTACAGAGAGATTATAGAGTTAGCTGACAATGTATACAATTCTCGTATTAACCTGTATGAGATCGGCAATGACACGCCAGAAAACATATATGAGGAGATGGAGGCGCTTGTAGAGGAAAGAGGGAATAACCCAGTCACAGAATTCGGGATGATGGGGCCGCATGAGAAGATTAATGAGATTTATGGTTCTCTATTAAGGGCTGGCAATATAACTGTTATTGTAGCGAGATCTGGTGTGGGTAAAACACAGTTCTGTATGGATTACTCTACTAAAGTTAGTTTGAAATATGATGTTCCAGTTCTTCACTTCGATAATGGAGAGATGAGTAAAGAGGAATTGATTATGCGACAGTGCGCGGCCTTATCAGGGGTTTCTATGCATCTGCTAGAGAGTGGCAAGTGGAGAAAAGCTGGTCAAGATGTGGTTGATAAAGTCAGGTCTGTATGGCCAAAAATAGAAAAGTTAAAGTTCTTCTATTACAACGTTGGAGGTATGGATGTTGACTCTATGGTAAACACCTTAAAAAGATTTTATTACGCTAAAGTCGGGAGGGGAAATCAAATGGTATTTTCTTTTGATTATATTAAAACAACTTCCGAGAGTAATGGTAATAAATCTGAATGGCAAGTGGTCGGAGAGATGGTTGATAAGTTTAAGAAGTGTGTGCAGAAAGAGATTCTACACGAAGGCAATCCTATGATTCCTATGATAACATCCGTCCAATCTAATAGATACGGAATAACCAATAACAGAAACTCTCAGAACGTAGTTGACGATGAGTCTATCGTCTCTTTGTCAGACCGTATCACTCAGTTCTGTTCTCATATGTTTATCTTGAGAAGTAAGACAGGTGATGAGGTCGAAAGTGAAGGAGAAAGATTTGGAACGCACAAACTGATTAATGTTAAAGCTAGACATTTGGGTAGTGATATCGCTGGTGCTGTAGAGCCAGTAAGTATTGGAGATACCTTGAGAAAAAATGCTATTAATTTAAATTTTAATAATTTTAATATCACAGAAAGAGGTGATTTGAGAGATATCGCTAGAGTATTGAACGGAGAAGAACAGTTAGATGCAAATGAACATCAAGAAGAAATCCCAGACTTCGATCAATTCTGAAGACTTCCAGGGGATCTTAGAGTCAGTAGGTTATACTTTAATTGATTGTGGCGATCATTGGAGAACTCAAGCTTTATATAGAGATGGGGATAACAAAACCGCACTTAAGATTTACAAGAACACTGGCGTTTGGATGGATTTCGTCCAGAACAGAGGCAGTAAACCTTTTGAAGCTCTTATNGAACTAACGACTAAAGANAAAAAAGAAACAGAAGCTATTCTAGCTAACTCATATACAGATGAGGTTTCAACATATCAACCTAATGAAAAGATACAGATGGAAAGAATATATCCAGACTCATCCTTAGAGAAGCTATTCCCGAATTATCACTTTTATCAGGGGAAGAATATCTCGGAAGAAACCCAAAAAGCTTTTCAAGTAGGATTGGCTGGAGTCGGTAAAATGTATAGACGTATGGTATTCCCTGTTTACAACGAACACAGTCAAATTATAGGCTTCTCTGGTAGGCATGTGGATTCTAATAATGAAAAGTGGAAGCATCTTCCTAAATGGAAACACGTAGGCAAGAGAAACAATTGGGTTTACCCAGCATTCAATACCGCGACGGGTGTGGATGAAGAGATAGAGTTGAAAAAAGAAGTAATATTAGTAGAAAGTATAGGTGATGCACTGGGTCTTTATGAACAAGGAATTAAAAACGTTTTGGTCATTTTTGGCTTGTCCGTTAATAGTAATATTATCAATTATCTTAGCGGTAGGTCTGTTATCAATATATGTATTGCTACAAATAACGACTCTGGCGGTAGTGAAAATAGAGGGCTTATTGCAGCGGTAAAAAGTTACTTGAAATTGTCTAGTTATTTTGACTTAGGTAGTTTAAGTGTAAAATTTCCCCCTAAGCCGTATAATGATTTTGGTGATGCACATTTGAATGATTGTGACATAAAGAAAGATTGGTTGAACAAACCAGTAGATCAAGATGCTCAATTAAATTATGTTTGTAATTTTGTAAAAAATAACTCATCTAGCTTCACTAAAAAAGAATTTAAAATAGCCTCGTTGCTAAGTAATGACTGAATCTCACACTCCCTTATCTGCGAGTCGAATTAAAACTGCTCAATCCTGCTCTTGGCTTTATTGGTGCAAATATAAATTAGGTCTTCCAGAAAAGAGTAATGATGGAGCAAGGAGAGGTTCTATATGCCACTTAGTTTTTGAAGTGTTGGGTGTCCCTAAGAGGCAGAAGTATTTTGACAAGATCATCGAAACTCAAGATGTTTTTTCTATCCCTTCTATAAAGCGTTTGATTTTTAAACATGCTATAAAAGAAGGGGTAGATGATACTGAGAATATCGAAATGATGAAGGAGATGATCTTCAATGGCCTCTCTTATGATTTCTTTGGCGGGGATCTTTCGGAACCAACCGAAGAGTATTCAGAGAAAGATTTTGATATAATCAAGGATGATGGAGAGATAAGCTACAGAATTAGGGGGTTTATAGATAAACTTTTCCTCTACAAGGATCAAAAATTTGCTTTAATTAGGGATTTTAAAACAAGTAAAGACGTATTTAAAGGCAAAGACCATACTGACAACTTGCAAGATTTGATGTATAGTTTAGCGGTAAGGGATTTGTTCCCAGCTTATTCTAATAGAGTAAGTGAGTTTCTTTTTTTAAAGTTTGATTTAGATTTAAAAGCTAAAAAAAGTGGCATAGTTCGTATGGAGCCTCTTGACCCTGATGAGTTGGTCGGTTTTGAACTGCAGCTTACTGAAATTCAAAAATATTTAGATAATTTCACAGAGCGTGACGCTAAATATAATTATGCTGCTCGTAAAGGTTTCCCTTCTGACAATTCTTTTACTGGCAAGTTGCTTTGCGGATTTGCGAGTAAAAAAGGAGAGTTGAAAAAGGATGGCAATCCAAAATGGCATTGCTCTATGAAATTCGACTTCTTTTATTATGAGGTCTACAACTCAGAAGGCAAAACTGTTAAGTGCTACTTTGAAGAGGATTTTTCTGAAGATCTTGTCCCTGAAGGTGGGAAATACGAGATCAGATATTATAAGGGTTGCCCAGCACATTGTTCTTGACTCGCGGGTTTGGTCTTGTATAGTTGGGTCATGGTCCCAGTATTCAAATCTACTTTCTCTATAGGGAAAAGTATTTTAACATTAGACGAGGCAGAGAAGGACGGCGGTCCTGATAGTATCTTATCAATATGCGAAGAGAATAAGATCGAGAATCTAGTATTGGTGGAGGATTCAATGACTGGTTTTGTCACTGCACATAATAGGTGTAAAGAGCGAGGGATAAAGTTGATTTTTGGTCTTAGGATTACGTGCTGTAATGATGTCAATGAGGATGATAATTCTGATCACAAAGTTGTAATTTTTGCTAACGATGATGATGGGTGTAGGTTGCTGTATAGAATCTATTCTTACGCTTATACTAGCCATAACGGTAAAGTAGATTTTAATTTTTTAAATTCATTATGGAGTGATAGTATCGATCTAGTAATCCCATTCTATGATTCTTTTATCTATAATAACAGTCTGCACTTAAAAAAATGTGTCCCTAGCTTTTCGAAAATCAGTCCTGTGTTTTGGCTGGAGGATAACTGTTTACCTTTCGATAATTTACTAGCACGTAAAGTAAAAAAGTTTGCAGATAAGATATGTGCTAAATGTAAAGATGTCAAAAGTATCTTTTATAAAAAAAGAGAAGATGTCGAGGCGTTGCAGACATATAAGATACTCTGTAATAGAAATTTCGGGAGAGCAGCTACTTTGAGTAGCCCAAATTTAAATCATTTTGGTAGCCAAGAGTTTTGTTTCGAGTCGTATTTAGAAAAGAAAGGGGTAGCTAATGGATGAATCATTATTAAGGTTTGATAAAAAACAGAAATATTTAGTTTTTGATACAGAAACTGAAGGTTTAAACTTAATCAGGTCAAGACCTTGGCAGGTTGCTTGGTTAGTAGTCGAAGGAGGTAAAATCTTGGAGAAGCACGATATGTTTCTGGATTGGCCAAAATTAGATGTGTCAGCGGGGGCAGCTAAGATCACAGGTTTTACTATGAAAGAGTATAACAAGAGAAAAGAAAGCCCTCGGAAGGTCTGGGAGAAGTTTTCTAAGCATCTTTATGACAAGGATACTTTTATAGTTGGTCAGAATTTATTAGGATTCGATGTTTATATGGTTAATATCTGGCGCGAGTTAATGAAACTAGAGGCTGATTACTCATATGTAGAACGCATTATTGACACAAGAGCTTTAGCTGTAGCTATAGCGAAAGACATCCCAGTAGACAAAGACGATTTTATTAGTTGGCAGTATAGACTTATAAATCATAGAGAAAGAAAACTAAAGACATCTCAAGCTTTTCTGCTTAAAAAATATAGTATAGACCATGATCCCAAACGATTACATGATGCTCTATACGACATCGAAATGAATTTTAAAGTTTTCCGTAAACAACTTTTTGACTTAGAAATATGAGTTTATCAAAATATACAGGATATAAAACGCCTTTCCCAGTGGGTGTTAAGTTGCCAGAGATTAAGATCGAGAATAAATATTACAAAGAAGTCTCATGTGAAGAATCTGCAGATAATTATCAGTTTTTAAGGAAGTTGTGCTTCAAGCGTCTGCAGCAAAAGGGTATAGATAAATTTGATAATGCTCAAGTTTACTATGATAGGTTAAAAGAGGAGTTAGCGATCTTCCAAGAACTAGGTTTTGTAGACTACATATTACTCAACTGGGACATTATTAATTTTTGCGTAGAGAATGATATACCTACAGGAGCGGGTCGAGGTAGCGCTGCTGGTTCTTTAGTTCTCTATGTCATTGGTGTGACAAATATAGATCCGATTGAGTATGATTTATTCTTTGAGAGATTTGTTTCTAAAAGCCGCGCCAGAAAGATAGAGCATGAGGGAGAAACGTTTCTTGATGGAAGTCTACTAGCTGATGTTGATAACGACATTTCTTATGATCGAAGACTGGAGGTTATTAAGTATATCGAGAAGAAATATAAAGGTAAGACTTCTAAGATTCTGACATTGAATACTTTAAGTGGTAAACTTTGCATGAAGGAGTGCGGTAAGATAGTCGCTGAATTGTCTGAGATGGAAGTTAATCAGATTAGTGATACGATTCCTAAGCATTATGGGATAGTAGCTAAACTACAAACAGCTTATGAAGAGAGCGAAAGCTTTAAAACTCATGCGGATGAATATCCAAAAGTATATAAAATAGCTAAGAAACTTCAAGGTCTGAATAAGAACACTGGAGTCCACCCTTCTGGGATATCTATTTCTTTTTATGAATTAGATGGTATAATGCCATTACAGACGACAAATGATGGCTCTTTGATCTCTGCATATGACATGAATGATGTGGCTAGTTTGAGTGTTAAGTTCGATATTCTTGGCCTTCGTACATTGTCTGTGGTTCATGATGTATGTAAGGGGCTTGGAATAAAGGCTTCTGATATAGATCCACATGACCCCAGTATCTATGCAGCGCTAGCCTGTTTAAGATCTCCGCAGGGCTTGTTTCAGATCGAAGCGGATACAAACTTTAAAGTCTGTAAGTTAATCTCTCCTCAAAGCTTAGAGCAATTATCAGCGGTGGTCGCTATAGCAAGACCTGGAGCTTTAGATTTTAAAGATGCTTATGCTACTTATGTAAGAACTGGTGAATTCCAATCTGTGCATGAGTATTTTGATGATATTCTCAGTTATACTGGCGGCATCCCTCTCTATCAAGAACAGTTGATGAAAATGGCTGTAAAAGTAGGTTTTAGCTTAGATGAGTCTGAGCAACTAAGGCGTATAGTTGGAAAGAAGAAGGTAGACAAAATGCCAGAGTGGAAGGCGAAAATTGATGACAAGATAAAAGAGAACGACTTAGAGCCTGAAGTGGCAGAAGTCCTTTGGAAAGTGGCTGAAGATTCTGCTAATTATTCTTTTAACAAGTCTCACTCTATAAGTTATGCTTATCTAGCTGCTATAACTATTTATCTAAAATTTAACCATCCTCAAGAGTTTTATCTAAGTNTNTTGAAGTATGCTAAGTTNGAGCCTAATTCTCACGAAGAAATCGCTAAGATATCCCAAGAGCTTTGTCATTTTGATATTGAGTTATTACAGCCAGATTTAAATAAGTCAGATATTGATTTTAAAATAGAAGGCAAAGACATCAGGTATGGTTTGAATTCTATAAAAGGTGTCTCTACTAAAGTTTTGATTTCTTTGTTGGAGTTTAGGGAAGACTCATTCTCTAATAAATACGAAGTCTTTTTGGCTGCAAAACAAGCTGGGTTAAATATAGGAACGTTATCAGCGTTGGTCCAAGCTGGACTTTTAGATTCATTCGTTAAGCATACTCGACCACGGTTAGTCTTAGAGCTTCAGACATTTAATATCTTAACTGACAGAGAGAAGAGGAACCTAGTTGAAATCGGAGAATCATACGATTATGATATAATAACATCGATACACGATGTAAAAAAACAGGATATGGTTGGAGACGATAATAAAGTTATATTTAAAGATAGTAGGTTTGAGACATTCAAGAAAAAATATCAGCCCTACAAAAAAATTTACGAGATGAACAAGGTGCATAATAAGTATGCTAATTGGTATTTTGAAGAAAAACTCTTAGGATACAGCTATTCTTATAANATTAGAGANATATTCAGTTATGGAGAAGACTTCCATTCTGCTGATTCAGTGAAAGANCTTGAGCCTAGAGCAAGCTTAAAATTCGTAGGATCTTTAACTGATATTATAAAACGAACTAGTCGGAATGGTAATAAATATGCTAGGCTTACTATGCAAGATGAAACTGGGGTTCTAGAAGGATTATTTTTAGATAGTGAACGAGAAGGGCGATTAACTAACTACTTAGATTCGGGTAAAAAACTGCCGAAGAAAGGGGATGTTGTTATAGTATTTGGGTCTAAAGGGGATGATATTGTTTTTCTTGAGAAAATAGTTCCTCTAAAGGATAAAATCTACATGAAACTATCTGAACTAAAATAGTGTAAAGAATTATGATGGGTTTAGCCGATTTCAACCTCACACCTAAAGCGAAGAAAGGATTAAAAGATTCTAAGAAGTTTGCTAAGGATAATGGTCACGATTTAGTAACAGTAGCTCACTTAGTATATGGCTGTTTATCAAACATATCAGATACTTGCTCGCTTAGACTAAAGTCTTACGATATAGATTTTGATATTAAGTTATTTGAAGATATTTTTCAAAAATATGCAAAAAAAGATGAGTATTACTTTTTAAGTAAAAAAGGCCAAGGGGGATGGCATAATGATGTAAACGAGATGATTAAATCTGCGAAAGATTTCTCGGATATGTTTGATAGTTATTTCATTGGTATAGAGCATATTCTCTATGTAATTTTAGATTCTGATAATGATTTCATAAGATTTCTATCTAAAAACAGTATCGACTTGTTATTAGCAAAAGATTTGATCGAGGGCTATATCTTAGAAGATAGTATCCCGCCTTTAGACCAAATGAAAGGTTCATTCATTTCTGATACGGAAGAACTTATTGATGTCGAAGATCTTCAATCGCCATTACCTAATATATCTAAATATTCTATTAACTTAAACGAAAAGTATCTCTCTAAGAAGAGTGCTACTATTTCAGGTAGAGACAGTGAAATTTATCAACTTGTAGAAATACTTTCGAAAAAAAATAAAAGCAATGCGATATTAGTCGGTGATGCGGGTGTTGGTAAAACTGCTATAGCAGAAGGTCTAGCTCAAAAGATAGTAAGTCAAGAAGTCCCACCCCACATGTCTCTAATGCAGATCTGCTCAGTTGATATAAGCGCTATGGTTGCTGGGACTAAATATAGAGGGGAGTTTGAAGAGAAGTTCAAAGCTCTAATTTCAGAAGCTGAAAAAGAGCCTAATATTATATTATTCTTCGATGAAATACATACGATTATAGGGGCTGGCAATTCAGAAGGGGCTGTAGACGCTTCAAATATGCTTAAGCCAGCTCTCGCTAGAGGAGAGATCAAATGTATAGGAGCTACTACGACTCAAGAGTATAAGAAGTTTTTTGAGAAAGATACTGCTATAAAGAGGAGGTTTGACAAGATCGAAATCGAAGAGCCTACAAAATCAGAAACTAAAGAGATCATCTTAAAGACAATTTCATATTATGAGGATTTTCACAACGTCAGATATTTAGAGTCAGACATCGATACCGTCATAGATTTTTGTGAGAAATATTTAAGTAATAAGAAGTTTCCAGATAAAGCTTTCGACATAATAGATCAATTAGGAGCTAGGACTAGAATTAAATATAATAAGATCCCATCTAAGGTTGACGATGTCAGAAATTCTTTCTGTAAGGTTCTAATGGACACTGATAACGATGAAGAGATAGATGAGGAACAGTTTACTCTTCTCCTCAAAGATTATCTCCAAGTTATGTCTCGTTACCAAGAGAACAGAGGAAGAAAGCAGAATATTAGGCAAAAAGATATCTTATCTATTTTTCAAGAAAAAACTGGATTATCAGCCAAAACAATAAGTAAGAATCATTCCTCTTTTGCCTCTTTCTCTAAGCAGATGAATAGTGAGGTATTTGGGCAACATAAGAATATAGATCTGATTTATGATGCTCTTTCTTGTGCTAAAGCTGGGTTAAATGACCCCAGTAGACCTCTAAGCAATTTCCTTTTTGTTGGTGATACTAGTGTTGGTAAGACATATACTGCGAAAAAAATAGCTAAGTATTTCTTTGG